GGAAAACTTTAAAAAATTATATGGAGCATCAGACGTTACTAAAAGAAACAGAAATGGACAGACAGCGTCTGGCTTATATTCTCTTTTTATCCCAATGGAGTGGAACTACGAAGGATTTATTGATGAGCACGGAAGCCCAGTCTTCAATACTCCGGATCATGAAGTCTTCGATCCACATGGGGAATTAATAGACATAGGGGTTATAGACAGTTGGCAAAACGAAGCTGACGGTTTAAAAGGTGATCAAGACGCACTAAACGAATTTTACAGACAGTTTCCAAGAACTACTGAACACGCGTTTAGAGATGAAACAAAAAATAGTATATTTAATTTAGTAAAAATATACGAGCAAATAGATTACAACGAAGAAATGTCTAGAACATTAGGTATTACTAGAGGTAATTTTCAATGGGTTAATGGAGTTAAAGATTCAACAGTAATATTTTATCCAGACCCTAAAGGTAGGTTTAAAGTAAGTTGGGTGCCACCAACAAATATACAAAACAAAGTTGTAATTAAAAATGGTGTTAAATGGCCTGGTAATGAACACATGGGTGCTTTTGGTTGTGACAGCTACGATATATCAGGAACAGTAGATGGTGTAGGTTCAAAAGGTGCTTTGCATGGTTTAACTAAGTTTAGCATGGAAGATGCACCAGCTAATACTTTTTTCTTAGAGTACTTGGCAAGACCACAAACTGCAGAGATATTCTTTGAGGACGTTCTAATGGCATTAGTATTTTACGGGATGCCTTTACTCGCAGAGAACAATAAACCTCGTCTATTGTATTATTTACGAAGGCGTGGTTACAGAGGTTTTAGTATGAACAGGCCAGATAAGATATGGAATAAATTATCTACGGCTGAAAAAGAAGTTGGTGGTATACCTAACTCAAGTGAAGATATAAAACAAGCTCACGCAGCTGCAATTGAAATGTATATACAAAGCCACGTAGGTATGGCACAAGATGGTACTTTTGGTAATTGTTATTTTAATGAATTACTAAACGATTGGGCTAAGTTTGATATAAATAAAAGAACAAAGCATGATGCATCTATAAGTTCTGGTTTGGCTATTATGGCAAACAACAGGCATTTATATAGACCAAATGCACCGGTACAAAAACCAAAACTAAATATAAACATTGCTAAGTACACAAATAAAGGCAATACGTCTAAATTAATTAAAAAATAAATATGGTTGTAAAAAGTTATTTTCCTTCTCAAGTCGTAAGCGATGTGGAAAAAATGAGCTATGATTATGGTTTAAAAGTAGCTAAAGCTATTGAAGCTGAGTGGTTTCATACTGAAAGAGGCTCTAATAGATATAAAACTAATCATAACAATTTTCATAATTTAAGATTATATGCTAGAGGAGAACAGTCAATACAAAAATATAAAGATGAATTATCTATAAACGGTGATTTATCTTATCTTAATTTAGATTGGAAGCCAGTACCTATTATACCTAAGTTTGTTGATATAGTAGTTAATGGTATTGCAGAAAGAACATATGATATAAAAGCGTATTCGCAAGATCCATACGGTGTTAAAGAAAGAACAGATTATATGATGTCTGTTATTTCTGATATAAGAGCTAAAGAAATAAACGACTATGTGCTAGAAAACACTGGCATTGATTTGTATGAAAATAACAATGATGATTTACCTAGAACAGAAGAAGAGCTTAACTTACACATGCAAGTTACATACAAGCAGTCTATTGAAATTGCTGAAGAACAAGCTATTAACGTTTTACTTGAAGGTAGTAAGTATGAATTAATTAAAAAACAGTTTTACTATGATCTTACTGTTTTGGGTATTGGAGCGGTAAAAAGTAGTTTTAATACATCTGAAGGTGTTGTAGTTGATTATGTTGATCCAGCTGATTTAGTTTATTCTTATACTGAATCACCTTATTTTGATGATATATACTACGTAGGCGAGGTTAAAAGTATACCTATTAACGAGCTTGCTAAGCAATTTCCACACTTAACACCAGAAGATTTAGAAGATATAGTTAAAAACAAAAATTATCACAACACAAATTATAATCAAGGTTATAATCACAGTGAGCATGATAACAATAAAGTTCAAGTTTTATACTTTAATTATAAAACGTATATGAACGAAGTTTACAAAGTAAAAGAAACCGGTAGTGGAGCTGATAAAATACTAGCAAAAGACGATACGTTTAACCCTCCTCAAGACTCTGATAATTTTGGTAAACTACACAGGTCAATAGAATGTCTGTACGATGGTGCTATTATTTTAGGAACAGACAAGTTGTTAAAGTGGGAAATGGCTAAAAATATGATGAGGCCAAAAAGTGATTTTACAAAAGTTAAAATGAATTATGCTATTGTAGCTCCACGTATGTACAAAGGTCGTATAGAATCTTTAGTGCAGCGTATTACTGGTTTTGCTGATATGATACAGCTAACACATTTAAAATTACAACAAGTATTATCACGTATGGTTCCTGATGGTGTTTACTTAGATGCTGATGGTTTAGCTGAAATAGATTTAGGTAATGGCACAAACTACAACCCACAAGAAGCATTAAACATGTTCTTCCAAACAGGATCTGTTATTGGTAGATCATTTACTTCTGAAGGTGATATGAACCCAGGTAAAGTGCCTATTCAAGAAATACAATCTGGAAATGGTGGTGCTAAAATGCAAAGTTTAATCGGTACGTATAATTACTATTTACAGATGATTAGAGACACAACGGGTCTTAACGAAGCTAGAGATGGTAGTATGCCTGATAAAAACGCTTTGGTAGGTGTGCAAAAATTAGCAGCTGCAAATAGCAACACAGCAACGAGACATATATTACAGTCTGGATTATTTTTAACATCTGAAATAGCTGAGTGTTTATCTCTTAGAATATCTGATATTATAGAGTACTCACCTACAAAAGATGCGTTTATACAACAAATAGGTGTGCACAACGTTGCTACACTACAAGAAATAAGTGAACTACACTTGTATGACTTTGGTATATTTATTGAACTACAGCCAGATGAAGAAGAAAAAGCAATGCTTGAAAATAATATTCAAATGGCATTGCAACAGCAAACTATAGATCTTGAAGATGCTATTGATCTTAGAGAAATTAAAAACATAAAGCTTGCTAATCAATTGTTAAAAGTTCGTAGAAAACAAAAGCAAGAAAAAGATCAGATGATAGCTCAAGATAACATACAAGCGCAAGCACAAGCTAATATGCAAACTCAACAAGCGTCTGCACAGCTTGAAGTTCAAAAAGAACAAGCTAAATCTCAAGCAGAAGCGCAGCTTGAGCAAATGAAAGCACAACTTGATGCTCAAAAAATGCAGCAAGAAGTTATGCATAAAAAAGAGTTAATGCAGTTAGAGTTTGAGATGAACATGCAGTTAGAAAATATGAAAAACCAAACTGTTAGCGCTAAAGAAAAAGAAAAAGAAGATCGTAAAGACGAAAGAACAAGAATACAAGCTACACAACAAAGTGAGCTTATAGATCAAAGAAAAAATGAAAAACTACCTAAAAACTTTGAGTCCGCAGGTAATGATATATTAGGAGGCGGATTTGATTTAGGTTCATTTGATCCTAGATAACAATTATTAATTATTATTATATTATATTATGGCAAAAAAGAAAACAAAAGAAGTAGTAGAAAAGGCTACTGAAGACAACGTTGTAAAAGTTGATCTTAAACAAACAAATGAAGATGACAATGTCATCAAAGTAAATTTAGACAAACCACCAACACCAAAAGAAGATGAAGTTAAAGAAGAAGTTACAAAAGACAACGCTGACGACAGCGGAGTGGTTGAGCTCGTTGAAGATTCCGACACCACAGAAAAACAAAAAGAAGTACAACCGGAAGCTGAAACACAAGAAACTCCAGTATTAGAAGAAGTTACTGAAGAAGAGATTAAAGAGCAAACAGAAGAGCTAGCTGAAGAAGTTGTAGAGGCTGTTACTGAAGCTCAAGAAACTGGTAAAGCAATACCAGAAAATTTACAAAAAGTTGTAGATTTTATGGAAGACACTGGTGGTACTTTAGAAGATTATGTAAGACTTAATCAAGATTACTCTAGCTACGATGATATGACAGTACTTAGAGAGTACTATAAACAAACAAAATCTCACTTAACAGATGATGAAATTAGTTTTTTAATGGAAGACTCATTTTCATATGATGAAGAAGTTGATGAAGAAAGAGAGATTAAAAAGAAAAAAATAGCGTTAAAAGAGCAAGTTGCCAACGCTAAAAGCCACTTAGACGGGCAAAAGTCTAAATACTATGAAGAAGTTAAAGCTGGTTCTAGGTTAACACCTGAAGCCAAAAAAGCTATGGATTTCTTTAATAGATACAACAAAGAGTCGGAAGAGACTAAAAAAATAGCGGAAAAACAAACTAACACTTTTAAATTGAAAACTAAAGAAGTTTTTAACGATAAATTCAAAGGTTTTGAATACAACGTCGGAGATAAGAGATATAGGTTTAATGTGAAGAATGCTAATGAGGTTAAAGAAACCCAAGGTGATATTAATAATTTTGTCAAGAAGTTCTTGAATGAAAATAATGAAATGTCAGATGCTAAAGGTTATCATAAATCTTTATTTACAGCAATGAATCCCGACGCTATTGCTAATCACTTTTATGAACAAGGAAAAGCTGATGCTATGAAAGATAGTGTTGCTAAGGCTAAAAACGTAAGTATGGATCCTAGGCAATCATTTTCTAACGATAACACAAGTGGTCCTAAAGTAAGAGTGCTTAACGATGATACTTCTCCAACTTTTAAGTTTAAAATTAAAAATAAATAAATAACAAATTTAAAATTACAAAATTATGGCAATTACTCCAGGAGGTAGTTTAAATAGTGTTCCTTCTTCAGTGAAGCAAACACTACAAGATAACTATCTAGATTTAGCGTCAACCGCAAACCAAGGTTGGGCGCAACAATATTTACCAGACCTAATGGAAAAAGAAGCTGAAGTTTTCGGACCGAGAACTATTTCAGGATTTCTAAACCAAGTTGGGGCTGAAGAAGCGATGACTGCTGACCAAGTTGTTTGGTCTGAGCAAGGTCGTTTACATTTATCTTATTTAGGACATGTTGCATCTACTGCTAGTGGTGCTGATTCAACGTCTCAAATAGATATTATATCTGACATTGATGGAAATACTGATGTAGCATCTGGTAATCACGGTATTAGAGTTAACGATACTGTTATTATTTCTGACCCTACTAACGGTGTTAAAAAAGGTTTAGTAGTGACAGTAGCTACTGATAGAATTGATGTGGCTATATATGGGGCTGCTGCTTTAACTG